GTGCGCTTATCCATTCATGGACCTCAGTTTCTCAGCAGCGTACTGCTCGATTGTCAGCCCGAGGCGCTTAGCGATGGCGACCTCAGACGCGGATAGTTGAACCTTGCGTGGCGGGGTTGTGCTTCTTTTCACTGGAGCTACCACGACGCTCTGCTTCTGGGGAGGGGTCCTGCTATCCTCGTCGTCCTCTTCAGAAGCTATATGCGGATACCGCTTGTGCAGTTCCTTATCGAGCTTCTCCCAATACTCATCCGTCTTGGGATCAACGCGATCAAAAACCACGAGGCGGTCATGGACGTGCCGGGCGAAATCTGTCATCTCCCGGTCGCGGCCAAACCACGTATTCTTTTTCGCCCATGCCAGAGTCTTCTGATCCGGCTGCGGGGGCGGTGTCTGCGGCACATACTGCGGCTCTTCCGGTTCCGGAGGAGCCTCCATCTGCACCGGGCGGAAACCCTTTACCTTGTCCGCCTCGACTGTAAGACGCGCGATACTCTTGTGCGCCTCAACCTGCTTGTCCACATCGCCCGTTTCAACGGCTTCCTTCCGAAGCTTCTGGGCGATCTGCACCTCAGTCTGAACCCGGGTCTCCATCTGGTCGGCGATAAGCACCTGACCGGACTGAAGTGCCCGCCTCAACTGGTTGTTCTCAACATCCCTTCGCTTGACGTAGTCAACGAGGGCCTGCTGCTGGCGCTCTAGCTCTTCCTTCGCACGGCGTTCCTCATGGAACTCGTACTTCAGCTTGCTGATGCGCTTCTTGACCTTGTCGCTGTACTGTGAAACCTCGTCCTCGTTCGGGAGGTCGGGCTCGCCAGTACGGCGGGGTCTGTTCTTATCTTCAGGCGGGGTGTCGTCGATCACCTCCACCTGAAGATCCGTCTCCTTACCGGCACCCTTGTCCGGTTCAGGAGACTTCACGGCTTCGACTTCGCCGCTTACATCAAAATCGTTTTCCTCGCTCATGCCCGCTCGATCCCATCAGGATTTGACAATGTCGCCTCAACAACGTCGTCGTTGATCAGGCGAAATTCCTTGCCGCCAACCTTGAATCGGGTGCCGGAGTAAGCCCGGAACATCACCCAATCCCCTTCTTGGCAGTAAGGCCCCGCTGGGAAGCGGTCGGGGTCTGAAAAACAATCAGGCCCCATGACGAGGACTTGGCCAACGATGCTGGCCGTCTCCTCTTTCGTCTTCAGGACATCAGGCCGGATGATCCCGCCCTTTGTCTTCTCCTCCACCTCCGGAACCGCGATAAGAATCCGGTAGCCCTTGGGCGAAGGAAGCTTGTCAAGAATGTCTTTCGACAGCTTGCTTTCCGAGTACATGCACATTCCTGTGTGTTGCGCCTTGCGGCGTGGTTGCCATCTTACGATGTAAGCCAATGATACTACACGGAAACGATATACCCAAAATTACTCAGCGTCCCTCTGCCTCTGTTCGAGGTCCAGAATGTCGCGTTCGACCATCGCAAGACCGGATATCATGCCGGTTAAGTGACGATATTCGGCGAAATCCCTCGCCGAACCGAGAGCAAGATCATCCGCCAACTCATTCATCTTGTTGCGGATTTTCTGTTTGATAACATCAAGCTCAGTCATCAGAATCCTCTCCGAAGAGAGTCGCCAGCCTGACCGACCACTTTAGCCGCCTCAAGCGCGATCTTGTCTTCCTTATACTTAGCGTCCGCTGCCGCCTCTGCTGCCTTAACCTTGACAGCTTCTTCCTTGATGCGTAGCTCTTCACGCTGCATGATGGTGAGCGGATCATTTTCCTCCTGCTGCTGCTTCGCCAAAGCCTGCTCCTGATTATGCTGCTGGAGAAGTCGATCAGCGGCGACAGATGCAAGCTTGGCCACATCATTCTGGATATCCGGCGGAAGCTGCTCGCCCTGCTGCGGGAGGCTGACGCCAAGCTTCAGTTCAAGCTGGCGACGATACGAGAGGGCGAAGTGTTCCGCAAGATGCTGCTGCATGGCACCAGCAAACGCTTGAGCGTTCGGGTTCTGGGACATGAACTGCTGGTAAACCGGATCCTGCATGAATGCAGTGTGGACCTTGATGTGGGCATCGTGGTCCTGATCCGGGAACACAGTGATCGGCTTGCCGGTCATGGCCGTCATGTTCTCTGTGACGGGGTCCATAGACACGGGCGGCTGCTGCGACTGAATGATCAGATCGACATTCTGCACGTTCAATGCGTGGAGCATCTGCCTGTGAAGAAGCTCCATATTGTACATATTCGGCGGCGCAGTCTGAGCAAGCTGCATCGCCGCCTGATACTGCATGACCTTCTGTGCCATTGTTGCGGCGTTGGGGTCGGAAACAGGGATAATGTCAACCCGATCATCGAAGTCTTCTGTCCTGCTGAAGTTCTGCTGTTCGGGGTTGTCGGAGACGACGTACTCGTACTCAGGCCCCATGTATTCCTTGACCACGTCAGCGATAAGCTGGAACTCGCGGCTGAGCGAATCGTGTACACGCGCCTGAACGGCAGACATGACCTTCATCGAACGCTCAAGGAGAGCAAGGGTTGTGCCGACGGGAGCCTCGGGGTTTGCGTCTCCAACATCCATCTCGGCGATAGAACCGATGCGGCGACCCTCATCAACGAGGTTGCCGAGAAGCTGGTAAAGAACGCTTGAGGGTTCTTTGTACGGAAGGAATGTGATCGAGTCGCGGATCGAACCGGAGGCAACATCCACATCGCGGAACTCGCCCGGCATGATTGGATTGTCGTCGCCCTTGATCCTCAGTCCCCGCGCCTTGAGTCCTCCCGGAAGGTTTGACAGAGTGCCAGCATCAACAAGTTGCCGTAGGATTGACGTAGCACTTTTAGCGATTCCGCCAATAAGGTGAATGAGTCCCGTGCCGTAGAAGCCAAGGCCCGGCAGGTATTGGTAATGAACGAAATACTGCCGCTTCTCAAACTTGTCATCGCCTTCCCGCCAATTGCGCCGCACAGAAAGGATCTGGCGGCTGGATTTCTCGATTGTCACGACATACGGAAGTTCAATCCCGTCTTCGTTCTCAAACCCCGGAAGGTCGAGATCGACACACATCTCAAGGATCGTGTGCCGGTTATCGTCAGAGAATGATGGGGTCTCGCCCTTTACCTTGTCGTACTTCTTCTGCAAGGTGGAGTAGTCCGGAGACGGGGTCGGAATCTCGATGTCCCGGTAGAAACCACTCACCTGTAATTTCCGAAGCTCGTTCGGGTACATTCGCGTTACGTGTGTGTAACGCGGGCAAGCGGCGAGATCTGTTGTGCCGTATGCAACGACGAAGTCCTCCGCAGGCACGAACACGGCTGCGGGGCGGGTCGTCATCTGGTCGTAGTAGATCTTCCGGAAGGCAGAGCCAGCCAGAGGTAGACGGAAGAGAAGCTGCTCCGTTTCGGAACGGTAGTCGCGCATCTTCTCGGTGACGATGAAGTTCATCTCTTCCTGAACGCGGTGAGCCTGCTTCAGGAGTTCGTCGTTGGCCTTTCCAACGATCTTGGTACGGACGGGACCGGAGGCGGGAAAGACCTCCATGATCGTCTGCGCCTGAAAGCGAATCACGGCCTCAGTGAGGACTGGATGGTATACGCCGCAAGCGCCCGGCCACGGGATTGTACGATCTTCGATCTTCAGACCCAGAAGATCAAGACCCTGAAGGTATGCCTTCTCCCAATCGGCGCGGGTGTTTACATCGTCCTCAAATGAGGAAATGAGATCCTCGGCGAGCATCCGAAGATCACCCTCGTCCATGATCTCTGCCAGATTGGCGGCATGCTCCTCCGGGGGAGCCAGATCCTCATCGGGGCTGCCGAAGTCAACGGTCACACCACCGTCCTCCATCGGCGTCACATTCGCCCCGAGATCCTCGGGAGGAAGCTCGATGTCGATGTCGAGGGGAGGTGTTTCCGGGGAAATCGGGATGTTCGGCTCAATCATGTGATGTCTTTCTCTTTCGCCCCATTATATCAATAGAACGCCTCTTTGCGGAACTTCGGGGTCTCGATAACGTCGTCCTCGTCGGTGGGAATAATAAAGCCGCCCTGCCGGAAGCGCATCAGAGCCATCGTAACGGCGTCAACATAGTCGTCGTGGTCGCCGGAAGGGAACGCCGCACATTCCTCGACCACCTCCTCGGCAAACTGGTCATCGGGTGCCCAGACAACGCCAGACGCAAATATGTCCGTGATTGCGTTTACACGCACAATCTTGTCTCCCGTCGCCCGGGTAGGTGTAAACTCTTGAACCGGGATACCGGCATTCCGAAGCTCCGCAATCAGAGGGGCACCCGAAGCCTTCTTTTCCACGATGAACATATCAGGTTTCCAGTCCTTGTAATACTGGACGGTCGCAGCCTTCAGCTCGGGAAACTCAAGCTTGTCCTTCCACGCATCGAGAAGGATAAGGTTTGGGATCGGCTTCCCGGTGGCGTTTGGATGGTTAAAGACCCCGAAACAGACGCATGCCGAATAGTCGGATCGCTCGGTCTTCGAGAATGCAGTATCCATAGCCACGATAACAGCCTCGCAGTGCGGGGCCTTTTCGGATTCCCAGATATTCCACCAGTCGCGCTTGATGAGCGCACCCTCCTCGGAGGTCGGATCCTGCTGGTATTGTGCCGACCACTTGGATATCGGAAGCTCAA